TTCTCCCTTCTCTCTATTTGTCAATATTATACCACACTATTATCATATTGTCAAGCAATTTTAAGGTTCGCGCGAAAAACGTTTCTATATGGTCGGTATGCGCGGCCCACCAAATGCCAGTTAAAGCCATCGGGGAGAAGACCGTACTTATCTGCTCCAAAAGTGTCCACTTCTTCCCCCTGCTTCGCTCCCGCCGCGAGGGGCCGAATCGTCACCCGGCGGCGGCAGGATTAAACTGGTACAAGACATCTGAAACTGCGTCGTCGTGTGGATCCGCGATTTCCGCGAAATCTAAATTGTGTCCGCTTAGGTTTAGGTTGTCGCCCACCAGCTCTGGGTTGTCGTACCCGTAATGGGAATAATACTCTGAACGGTAAATGTGCCGCCCGCGCAGTATGTATAAACTGCGGTGTGACTTGACAACTCGAACGTCGTCAGGAAGTGGAAGCTCGAATGTTGCGTAGTACAAACGTTCTATATCACGTAACGACGCCTTGTGAAAAAACAGCCGGCGCACTTCATCTTTGTTTGCGCAGTACGCTAAGGCCGCTTCCTTGTTATCAAGAAATACACCATCGCGGGTGTAGGCATTGTATTGAGCTTGCGCGAAGATTGCCTTGCGTAACGTAAAGTCGCACGGAAAGAAACGCGCTAGGTTCAGGCGATATTCGGTGTTTCTGTGTAGTGCTTCTTCTAGGCTCATTCTCTCTATCCAACCTGCAAACAAGTCTCTGGTTGCAGGTTGTTCGCGAGTCAGGCACTCTGCGGCCAGGCGCTCCATTGGGTGAACTACGGTGTTACGAATGGAGATGTATATAACGTCATCGCCAGGCCGCACAGGAACATTTTCAAATTTTTCTGCAAGCTCTTTGAATCTCTGGCCGTATCCGATTATGCTGAGTAGGTCGCGGTCTCGTGACTGACCGTAAACCTCGGAGCCGTACCGCATTGTGACTCGGTACGGCTTGTCGTTCGCAATATATTGTTCCACGCGCTTAAGTGCCTCATCGCGCGTGAGGAACTCGCTTCCTTGCGGGGCGAATTTAACTGGAGTCGCCCCGCACGAGGCGAAACTCGTCAGTTTCCGACGGAAGGTGGACGGCAACTCGCCGTACACCGGCACGATGAATCCATCGGCCACTCTGACGAGTTCATCGCCGCGTTGCTCATACACATCGCAGGGTGTACGAGTGAACGCGAAGGTGGCATTGTCAGTCCAGAAGGTGGTGGATTCATTTTTGCTTGAAGCATAATTTCTGCAAGCCTCGAAGATCGGCTGGACGACAAATATCCTGACTCTCGCACTCTTAGATGGCGAGTGCTCTAGTCTACCAATATTATAGCAATTGGAAATTTTTCCGCTTGGGTTCATACGGAACTCAAACATTTTCTTGCCCTCCGATTGCGCGGCTATTTAGTTCGGCGGCCTCGTGGGCCACCGTCCGTCCTTCCGTTTATGTTATGATCTCAGGCCAGGCCAAAGGTCGCCGGCCGTGACCTCGATCTCATTACCGTTGGTTATAATGATAGCTACAGGGGTATCCTCTACGAATTCGTCATCGGGAACGTCAAGGTTCTCGTACTCTGGCAGGTACCACTCGAATTTGCCGGAGTACACGCCGTTCGCGACCGCAACCTTGCGAATTCTCGCCGGGGCATTTGCCAGACTTGTGAGCTTTTTCATCGTTCATTCTCCCTTCTCTCTATTTGTCAATATTATACCACACTATTATCATATTGTCAAGCAATTTTAAGGTTCGCGCGAAAAACGTTAAGATTCGCGCTGTTGACTTTACAGAGGTTTTGGAGTAAGATATAGGAAAATCCAGGAGGTGTAAAATGACTGCTGAACAACTCGCTGCTATCACCGGGATCGTCCTCTCCCTGGCTTTCTCGTATATCCCAGGCGTCAAGGATTGGTTCGATACCCTGCAACCAGGCAAAAAACAGGCTTTGATGGGCGCTCTGCTCATCGCCGTCGCAGGCACCGTCTTCGGTCTGTCTTGCAGCGGTATCATCTCGGCTGTCTCTTGTAGCCAGTCCGGCGCTATCGGCCTGGTCAACGTCCTCATCAATGCACTCATCGCTAACCAGTCAACCTACCTGATCACCAGAAAATGAACCCGCAGTCCAGCGTCGCAAACGCCGTCGCCAGACGCGGTTACCGCAACGGCTGGTCTAATGACCAGTTCGCCGCTCGCCAGATAGCCAAATTGGCAGAGGAGCTTGCAGAGTTGGCCTGGTTCGTGCGCCAGCGCACAAAAGACTACGACCGCTCACCCCTCTACCGCAAAATCGCCGAGGCCGGAAAGGTGGGCCGCTGGGAATTCGATAACGGCTACTGGGATAACGTGTCGGTGAACGTGGAAGCAGCCGCCGCCGAGCTTGCTGATGTGCAGGTCGTCATCTTCTGTCTGGCCGACGCTTTGGGAGTTGATGTCGTCCAAATGGCCGTTGACAAAGCTGCCGCCGACATCGAGCGCGGCGTTCGGGAATGACGAGGTGCGTATGCGCGGGCCTCTCCGTTGGTTTGGAGGAAAGGGGGAAATGACCAAAAAACTACTGCCGCTCATCCCGCCCCACAGAATATATGTCGAGGTGTTCGGCGGTGGCGCTTCCCTTTTATTCGCCAAAGAACCATCACCGGTCGAGGTCTACAATGACATTGACAGCGGCCTGGTCAATTTCTTCCGTGTCCTCCGTGACCAGGAGAAATTCGAGCGGTTCTACCGGCTTGCCAGCCTGACTCCGTATTCGCGTGAGGAGTACACCTTCTGCCGCGATACCTGGCAGGATTGCACAGACGAAATCGAACGCGCCTACCGCTTCTTCGTCCTGGCAAGAATGTCGTTTAGTGGTGCGCTAGGTAATGGTTGGCGTTTCATAGTCACAGCCAGTACAAGAGGAATGGCCCAAACCTGCTCCGGTTGGCTTTCTGCGCTTGACAATCTCCCCCAAATCAGCAGACGCCTGATGGCCGTGCAAATTGAGCACAGCGACTGGCGCTTCATCCTCTACACTTATGACACGCCCGACACGTTCTTCTACCTCGACCCGCCGTATCCGCTGTCCACACGGTCGGGTGGATCCTATAAGCACGAAATGACAATAGACGAGCACGCTTCCCTCGTTGATAACTTGCTAGACTTGAGGGGCAACGCTATGCTCTCCTGTTATTGGCATAAGGTCTATCAACCCCTACTGGACGCGGGTTGGAACAGAATTGATTTCGACACAGCTTGTTTCGTTGCGGGTAAAACGAGAAAAACCGGCATAATCGGCACAGGCGCTGCTCTTGCGAAGCAACCCCGCACCGAGACCGTGCTGTTGTCTCCACGTATGAATGAGGGCACAAGCGATGAAATTTTACAAGAAGAATCCACGTAAAATCACACAACAGAAATTGCGAGAGTTGCGCAAGAGGCTTGTTGAGTTCGGAGACCTCGGCGGTGTTGTTCACGACCTCAACAGCGACCAGGTCATTAGCGCTAATCAACGTGTCGCCGCGCTTGACCTGCAGCACGTTTCTCCCACCATCATCAAGGAATACCCACACCCGACTGCTACCGGAACGGTAGCAGTCGGGTATTTCGAGTCCGGGGGAGAGATGTTTTCATATCGCGCTGTCAGATGGACGCCAGAACAATGCGCAAAGGCTAACCTGGTCGCCAATACCCACAGCGGCACGTGGGACGCCGATCTCTTGCGCGATATGGCCGACATTCTACCGACAGTCGGTATGGACAGGGACTGGCTAAACGAAATACGCGAGACGTCCGACAGCCTTGAGGCGCTTTTTAACGGCCTGGCAACCGATGACGGTGAAGCAAGCGAAACGGAGGATTTAGACGATGACTTCGAGGATCGCTTCGCGCCTCCATCGCCAGATAAGAAACGCGTTGCCCCTCCTGTGTCAGAGACCATTGCCGCTATGCAAGGGGAGATTGAGGATGATGGAAAGAAGCACATCGTCTACATCGTGCTGTCTGGCAAGGACTGGGTGAATTTCCAAACACTCAAACGGTATTGGGATGTCGCTTCCGATAAAGGCTTGATCACAAGGATGATGACAGAGTGCTTAAACTATATTTCGGCGAGTTCCTCCTAAGCCCATTTCCGCTGGAGCTTTCATACGGGAAGTGCGATTATGGGTGCGCGTACTGCTACCAGTACCTGCGCCGGTCCCATTTCCCCACTCACCTTGAGTTTTCGGGCACGCTTAACACAATTGTGCGTCCTGATCAATATTCCAACACAATCGCTCAGCTCATCACACGCGGTTATCCTATCGTAATTTCCAACCATACTGACCCGTTTTGCCCATCCAACCAGGAGTATACGCAAGCGATTGTCAGAGCTTGCATTGACTCAAACGTGCCGGTCTCTTTCCAGACTAAGACCGGCTCGTTTCTCCTCGACATCGCCGCTATGCTCCCACCGTCCGTCTTCGCCATTACGCTGACTACCCTTGACGAGAACATCAGGCAGGAGATCGAACCAGGCGCCCCATCGGTTGCATATCGCTTGGATTGTATCGAGAAACTCGCCGGTATGGGACACGGGGTTGTGGTGTATTGCATACCCTACATACCAGAATGTGTGCCGAACCCGGCGCACTATGTCTCGACGATCAAAAACGCCGGCGCTGAGGTCTTGTATACCGAATTGCTCCGTTTCCGTAATACACATATCAAAGCAACCAATAGGGATTCGCTGCCCCCATTGATCAAGAAATACTTTACTGCTAAGAGGCAAACCTTCACAGCGACGGAGTTGATCGCAGAGGCACAGGCAGCCGGTCTCATCACATACGGTTGTACCCAACCGACCCCATCTGGCTATCCCGATTTCGTGCGCCGCTACTACAACAAAACGTTCCCAACAATCAGTGATTTTATCAAGTATGCCTATGAGGCCGACGAGCAGCGCCGCGCTCAAGAGTCGCCAGATGAGGATGCCGATGTTTTCTATATCTTGTTTGAGGACTTCGCAGACTTTATGGCTCCGCTGTTTCCAGACGATGTGCGGGTGCGGGTAGACGATTATGCGCGCGTGATCATACGCAATAACGCTATCGTGAACAAATTCCCGCACCCAACCTGGGGAACATACCGCGATGTGCTTTACGCAGCCTGGAACCCGGCAATATCCCACTGCCGCCTGGACACTCATCCCTGCTTTGCTATGTTATGCGCTGAGTGGGACGGAGACCTTGTCAGGCTGCTAGACCACGACGGAAACAACATCTTCGTCTTCTCAAAGCGTCTTTTCGACTCGCATTTCTACGTCGTGGATGTTGACCATAATCTTTGGGAAAGGAGGTGATAAAAATGCCTTACGAAGGTCCGAAGTCGGCGCCGGCGCCCGAAGAGGCCGCTGCTCCTGCTGCTGCCGCCGAGACTGCAGCTCCTGCTGCTGCTCCTGCTCCTGCCCCTGCCCCAGCGGCTGGCGGAGCTAGAGGGGGGTTCTTTCGGCGTGCCCTCTCCCGTTTGGGGAGGCTCTTCAGGCGCTAAAGCCAAGCAGCGGTGGGCCTGCAACGTGCAGGAGCGACATTGCAGGCCCACATAACTAGATTTTTTTAAGGGGGTGTGATGGAGGCAGCCGATAGCAGCAAGAGCGGCAGGAAAAAAAACAGCCGGTTCACCACCAAACTCTTTCTCGAAGCCATCCCAGGGACAGGCGGTGTGATCGCGGCTATCGCCAAGCGAGTTGGGTGCTCTTGGATCACTGCCAGGCGTTTCATAGACGAGCATCCAACGGTTGCAGAAGCCTGGATGGATGAACGAAACAGAGTGAGCGATATGGCCGAAGCCAACATCATCAAGGCCATCAACGAGGGGGATCTTTCTACATCGCAATGGTGGTTGCGCGTGATGCGCTCTGATGTTTATGGTGACAAGGCAGGAGTGGGTGGGCAAGTCACGATACACCTCGTACACGAAAATTGGGATTGACGTTTATGCCAGCTTCAGGGAACCGCACGACAAGCAAAAAGAGATTTTCAGGAGCAACGCTAAGCGAAAAGTCGTGCGGGCCGGAAGACGTAGCGGCAAGACGACCATCGCTGCTTACATCGCAGCGTACCAGTTCTTGAACGGGAAACGCATCTTGTACGCGGTCCCGACCCAGGAACAGATTGACCGTTTCTGGTACGAGGTCAAGAGGACATTGGAGCAGCCGCTCTCGGCCGGCGTATTCTACAAAAATGAAACCCGCCACATTATCGAGAAAACCGGCAGCGAAGCCCGCATCCGCGCCAAGACCGCGTGGGACCCTGATACCCTCCGCGGCGACTACGCCGACTTGCTGATCCTGGACGAGTACCAGCAGATGGACGAGTCTGCTTGGACGCTCGTTGGAGCTCCGATGCTCTTGGATAACAACGGCGACGCTATCTTCATTTACACTCCCCCGTCTATACAAAGCATCGTGTACAGCCGGGCAAAAAACCCGCGCCACGCAGCCGATTTGTTCAAAAGAGCACAGAAGGACACAACCGGCCGCTGGGCCGCTTTTCACTTCACCAGCATGGACAACAAATATCTCAACCGTGAGGCTCTGGCGGAAGTCCAGCAGGATATGACGGATATAGCATACCGGCAAGAAATCCTCGCTGAGGATATTGAGGACAACCCAGGCGCGTTGTGGCGCAGAGAGTGGATCGATCACGTTACAGACCTGCCAGACCTGTCGCGCCTTGTCGTCGCTGTTGACCCGGCTGCAACCGCTGCCGGCGACGAGTGGGGTATAGTTGCGGTTGGCACATCTACCGTCGGCGACAAACAACATTTGTACGTGCTAGAGGACGCAAGCACACGGGCTTCGCCAGATGAAGCCGCCAGGGTAGCTATCGCTCTGTACAACAAGTTGCAGGCCGATAGGATTGTAGCGGAAGCCAACCAGGGCGGTGAAATGGTGACTCTCACATTCCGTACCGTTGATCCGACAGTTCCGGTTAAACTAGTTTACGCTTCACGCGGGAAGCACGTGAGGGCAGAACCAATTAGTGCCATATACCAACAAGGGCGCGCTCATCACGTGGGAAGTTTTTACCGGCTGGAAGATGAGTTGTGTCAATGGCAACCGGGTTCGTACAGCCCCAACCGCCTCGACGCGCTGGTGTGGGGAGCGACATTTCTGCTTGGACGTAGCAGTGGGGGGAGGGGAACGTAATGTCAGACGAAATCACATCCAAACAACCCCGTTTCACGTCGCCATCTCAAGCGATGTCGTCCTTTTTCCAGCGGTTATCGCGTTGGACAAAAGAGATGGTAATGTCTTGCCCGGCCTGGTCGCCGGACAATCGCTCGCGCGATCAGTGGATGCGCAGCTTTTGGAAACAAGAGCCACTCCTGTCCGGTGTTATCTCAAGCGTGGTCTCGATTGACAAAAACCGGGGCTGGCAAATCGTCGGCGGGAGAAACCAGGTGGCAAGGTACAACGCCATCCTGCGCAACGCCAACAACGGGGATGGGTGGCGGCAGTATATCAGCCAGCAAAGCGAGTCCTTTTGGACAACAGACATTGGTGCTATCTCCGAAGTGGGCAGGGTTGATGAAAGCGGCCCTCTGGCGGCTCTGTGGCACCTCGATAGCGCGCGGTGCAGGTTAACCGGTGACCCTGATTTCCCGCTTATATACTCCCCCCCTGGAAAACAGGAGCAGATGTGGCGCGCATCTGATTTCTTCCGTTCGGTGAGTATGCCCAGCAGCGACGAGGCATACAACGGGTTGGGGTATTGCGCCTTGAGCCGCGCGCTCGACTTGAGTATCATTATGGTTGCAGTCTACCGCCACGACCGCGAAATGTTGCAAGCTGCGCTCCAAAAGGGACTGCTCCTGCTGCAGGGGTGGGACGAAAATGACTGGGTGTCTGCAATGCAAACCAACGACGCCCAGCTTACAGAGCGGGAACGTGAGTATTATGCCGGCCTGACCGTTCTCTTTACCCAGAGCAGTATGGACGCAAAGCTCATCGCGCTGTCCCAGTTGCCGGAAAATTTCGATTTACAGACATTCACGTCTGTTCTGATGAACGGGTATGCGCTTTGCTTTGGCTTCGACCCTCGCGAGTTCTGGCCGGTGTCCGGCGGTGTGCTCGGTACAGGGCGAGAGACTGAAGTCCAGGCAGCGAAGGCCTCCAGTAAGGGTAACCTTGATTTTGCTCTGGCATTTCAGGATCACATTCAACGCCAGCTTCCAGCTAGCTTGCACTTCGAGTTTGAGCAGCGCGATGATTCCGGCCTGCTCTTGGAAGCGCAGGTCAAACAAGCCCAAGCCAGTGCCATAAACACGATGGCTTTTTCTCCCGTGCCAGGCGAGGAAACATTGTCTGCTGCAGAAAGACGCTATCTTCTGGCGGAGCTGAAGCTCATTCCTGACGTTTGGACACAGGAGGACGAACCTGTCACGGTTACAGACACGGATAACGCCGAGCGCGAACGCTTGCGCGAAAACGAACGGGTGCGGCGCGCGTGCGAGCTTTTCGCCGACGAGCCTATCGTTCGCTATTCCTGGCCTGGGGGCAGAGAGCAGGTGATTTGGAAACACGGAAGCGATGCCGCCAGACGTTACCACCACGTTAAGCGCAGCCTCCCAAACCAGGATATACATATCCCGTCTCTAGTCGAGCACGTCTGTCCCCTATGTGGAGCAGAGCAAGCATACGCCTACCAAGACCACAAGAATCTGCTGGTGTGTGCGCAATGCGAGCGAACGTATGATCCGGAGGTGGAGTGATGGGAGAGAATCTGTTTCCCCCTCTCGCCTTTTTTTCTCCTGGTAAGGCCAGGGCTGAGGAGCTGAAGCGGCGCCGATTACGTCGTGGTTTTCTTTTAAGACTCAAGTCACTACACGAAGTCGCGCGGGAAGCCAAAGCGCAGGGCGTCGAGAATATCCCAGAGGATGAATGGCTTGCTGCTCTGGAGAGCGACGATGCCGCTTGACTGGCACGCCGTCGTTGAGCAGTTCTCGAACGTGCAGCGGCTGGTTCACCTTGCTGCGCGGTATGATGCTGCGGATGTCGAGCAGATTAGACGCGAGTTGTTGCGCGCGCGGCGCGCTTCATACGAGCAGGAGCTTGAGATCCAGGCTGGGAATGTTGGTTGTGCAGGTCGGCGGGCTGGACTCAGGAATAACGAGACGTTGAGCAAGCTGAACGAAATGTCGCTCGCGGACGCGCAGAGCATCGTTAACACCTACAACTACTACCTGGCCAACGAGATCAAGCGCGCCAGACAGGATAACCCGCGGGGGAATCGCCATTACTACGCCGCGCGGATACGGCGTTTTGATGAGGAGTACTGGAAGTGGAAAGACGCTCAGATTGCCAATGTGACAGACAAGACCGCGCGCGCGCTTGCTCAACAGGAATTTTATCGGATGAACGCCAACGCCATCGGGTTTGCCATTCTTGAACCGAGGCAAGGCGTGTGTCCTGTGTGTGTGGGCTGGATCAATCGCGGTTTTGTCCCGCTGAGGGTTGCGTTAAACAACCCTCCCCCGTACCACGTTAACTGCCCGCATACTTGGGATATACGCCCCAAGCAGGTAGAGGATTGTGAGGCGCTATGGATGGGCGAATAGTGACCATAGA